TACTAGAAGATTTTGATAAGAACTTTGAAGTACCTTTGGATGGGGATTATCCTCATCTTCTTAAACTTCTTACCAGAAAAAAAATAACTAAGGAAACGTTTATCATTATAAATGATTGCGTAAGATTTTTTGGTTCGTGGAATAAAAGAATAGTAGATCCTGTCCTTTGGCCACAAATTGCATTAAATTGCAAGAAACTTTATCCGTTCTTAGAATATGATAAAGATAAATACTGTGGAAGCTTGAGAAAGAAATTCTCTTGATTTCATATACATCGTACACTATAATAAACATATCGTAACATTTCGTAATACAACGGAGAACTAAAATGGCTACTAATTTTAATGCACTACGTGAGAATCGCAAGTCATCTTTTGATAAGTTGACTTCAGAGTTGGATAAGCTAAACCAACCTGCAGCAGGACAAAATAATCCAAACAATGATGAACGCTACTGGAAGCCAGACATTGATAAGTCCGGCAATGGTTATGCTGTCATTCGTTTTCTTCCTGCTCCTACTGATGAAGATGTACCATTCGTAAAAATCTGGGACCATGGGTTCCAAGGTCCAGGTGGTTGGTATATTGAAAAGTCCCTTACCACGTTTAACAAGGCCGATCCTGCCTCTGAGTATAACTCAAAGCTTTGGGCAACTGGTATTGAGTCTAACAAGACTCTTGTACGTAATCAAAAGCGCCGTTTGTCTTTCTATAGCAACATTTATGTTGTTAAGGATCCCAATCGTCCTCAGAACGAAGGCAAGGTATTCTTGTATAAGTATGGCAAGCGTATCTTTGATAAGATTAATGAAGCAATGCATCCACAATTTGAAGGTGAAGTAAAGATCAATCCATTCGATATGTGGGAAGGTGCTAACCTTAAGCTAAAGATTCGTAAGCTCGATGGATATCCAAACTATGATAAGTCAGAGTTTGATTCTAAGGGTCCATTGGTACAGGATGATGATGAGTTGGAAGCTATCTGGAAGAAGGAATATTCTCTTCAAGAACTTCTTGATCCTAAGCACTTTAAATCTTATGAAGAGTTGAAGGCTCGCCTTGAAAAGGCTATTGGTATTGCATCAGAATCAACTTCATCTGGTGGTGGATTCTCATCACGTGAAGATGATCATGAACAGGCATTTGCTGTTCCACAAAAGGCAGCTCCTGCCAAGGAAGCTCCAAAAGCAGCAGCTCCCTGGGATGATGATGAAGATGAAGACTTGAGCTTCTTCAAGAAGCTAGCTTCTGATTAAGGAACGCCAGCACCATATAGATCTCCATAAAGAGCTCTATCAATGTGAGAAGATACCGGCGCTGTCATGACAGCACCAGATGTTCTAGGTGGAGGAGGTGGAGAATTACCACCTCCTCCATTTGTCGTATTATTGTTGTTAATAATAACTGGAGCAGCTGCAGGTGTTGCATTTTGCACAGCCATCTGACTTGATTGTTGGTTTAATGTTGGAGAAGATGCGTTTGGAACTCCAGCAAAATTAACATCTTGACCAGCCGATACCATATTACCAGCTGCATCAAAACCAACAGAACTTTGATTAGAAGCTTTCGTAGCATTGTCTGCTTGGATCTTATCCAACATATCAGATGCTTCTTTAATCTTACCACTTGAAACAAGATCTTGAATGGCAAAGTAATCTTTCTTGCCCATCTCAACATCAACACCACCCTTCATAACTTTATAGGTATCTGATCCAAACAAACCTCCAGATATACGGCGGCCAGAAAAAGCAGTTACGGAAGTTGTCTGTGGATTGGCTCTATTATCTTGAGTTTGTTTGTTGGAAGTAGCTACCTCTGTACCAGTAAATCCTCCAGATCTTTGTCCTGCAGGTGTTAATAAAGCACCTACAGCTGTACTACCAAGAGCAGAATTCTCAACAATTGTACCACCAGTAGAAGTTGAAGATACCCCCGAAGAATCTTTTGATACTTCTGATGATCTGTTACTTTGAACACTGACGGTTTCACCACTACCACCAAAAACACTTTTCCACATGCTCTTTAAGCCACTGGGAATCAAACTTCCTACCATATCCATTAGTTTGCTTGGTATCGAAGTAAAGAAATCATATATGGAACTAACAATGTTTTTTACCATTGTTCCAATACCATCGATTAAATTATCAAACATTTTAGCAAAAGAAAATGAATCTAATGCTTTAGATGCACTATCCCATCCAAATAATTCTAACATCCATGATACGAAATCTTTAATTAAGTCTAATGGTGCTGCAATTAATGAGTCAAATAGACCTTTAACAGCACCTCCGATAGCACCAGCAATACCACCTTCTTTATAACCTTCGATGGCTCCTGTGATTGCTGCATACGCACCTTGAATTGCCATAACAATCCATCCTATCGGTTCCATCCATTTAAGAGCAAATGAAAATACACCGATAAGTTTCTCTAGAAAAGGCATGAATTTACCTATTGTGCCGGCAAACTCACCAGCACCAGATACAAGACTACCGATATACTTAAATGCAGATACGAACGGTTCTACTACCGCTTTTAATAATTCACCTGTTTTTGCAAATATATCAGATAAGAATGTGCCTACTTTTTCCAATGGAGCTAAAAAGTCTTTTACTGCATCAACAATAGTGGTAAATACTTTACCTATTTTACCAGCAACACCTTCTCCAGAAAATATAGATTTAAACATACCAATAGCATCTTCGGCTACCGTACCAAGACCTTTAAATAATTTTTCAAACGTAGAAGCTAAAAATTTACCAAATTCTTCTAGAGGTCTTAAATAACCTTTTAGAAACCCTAGTATTCCTCCAAGAGTGGCTGCTAATGCTAGTCCAACACCCTTTAATATATCCAGCCAATCGGTACCACCAGCACCTTTATCTGAACCAGATTTACCTCCAGACGACATACCCAATATGCTAGCATTTATTTGTTTTAGCAAATCATTAGTTTGTCTTATTTCACCAGTCATTGCTTGTGTCTGAGAATCAATAGCAGCAGTAACATCTTCTAATTTATTAGAACTTCCTTCTACTGCACTGAGTATACTATTACTAATAGAAACAAGTTGATTTAGAATGCCAGCTAACACGGAGATATCACCACCACCCTTGCCACCTCCACCAGCACCTCCAGCACCTGGACCACCAGGTGCTTTTTCTGATCCTCTACCACCAAAAGCAGCTTTGTATCCAAGAGCACCAGCAGCAAGAAATGGTGCGGCACCTGTCTCTGCTATGATTCCTTCACCAACTAAAGCACCCACGCCCAAAGCACCAGCAGCAACACCCTTAGCTAGTCCTTTTGCACCCCTACCAAGCAATGAACCAGCTTTTCCAAGCATTCCTGGTTTGCTGCTTGGTGTGCCTTTAACTTTGGAACTTACATCTTTTAATTTGCTTGTGGTTTTAGCTGGTGCTTTAGGTACACCCAAAGCAGCTTCAGCTTGTCCGCTAGCTTTTTTTCCACCCTTCTCCATAATCGTACGAAGAATATCTTCGCCTGTCTCTTTCTTAGCCATTTTTCTTTTTGTTTTCTTCTTCTATTTGTTTCAGGTGAATTAGTAGTAATTCTACGAATAAGTCTCTTTCATAAGGATACATCTCATTCACTTCTGTCATAGAATATTTATGATGTTGTACTAAAGAAAATATAGTTTGATAATAGACCGAGATATTACTATATCCGGTCAAGACATAAAAAAACTACTTAACCCTCTCAATACAATATCTTTTGTAACGCCTTCTTTATTTTGTACTGTAGTAGTGTGTTCAAGTACAGGCATGGTATCAAAAAACTTCTTAATCTCTCCCATACTTTCCATAGGTAGATTGTCAATAAAATCAACTAATTCTTCGCGAGTGAAATCAGTATATACACTTTCATTGTCAAATATCTTTTCGATACAATTCAATAGTACTTCTAATACTGAATCCTCTTCAGACTGACTAGTCTCAACATCTTTTACTTCTTGAAGAGTTGGATATCTCATTACAAGACCTACTTCTTCATTTATCATTACTTTGTTAGAATGTTCAGGATTATTCTTTACCTCAACATCATCCAAGTTAACTTTAAACTTAATTACTTCTTCAGATACTGGATCTGTGTATACTAAATCAACTATTTCACCTATTGATTTAGATCTAAGTTTAACAAATAGATATTCAATATCAAATGTTGCTAGCTTACTAACATCAACTGGCTCTATAATACAATTTTGAATTATCTGCTTTACTGCAGATAGAATATCCTCAGGTTTATCCGATGACTTTGCCATCAGTAGAATCTTTTCTTCTTGTACCGTAAAAGGTCTAACGTTGATAGCTTTCTTAGTAGAAGGAATAGTAAACCCATAAGTTGGATGTTTAATTTTAGGTAGAGCCATATCAAAAAATCCTTATAATTAATAATAATTCAAATATTGCGAATAGTAGTTTGTTTGTTGTTGTAGCTGTGCTTTTTGCACGGATAGTAATTCATTTGCTTGATTCAATGAAGCATCTACTCTAGACTCTGTGCTAGAGATTGAAGATGCTCTTGCTTCTGAAACTGCATCAGACGAACTTGGAGCCATTGTTGTGGATGTCCAATTGGTATATGTGAACGTCACAGGTATTCTAACTAATTCATCAGCAGAAGACCAACTCAAACCAACATCACCAATAGAAACAGGAAATGCATCATATAGTGTATAGCTTACTACTGTCTGGCTTTCTATTTCAGGCTTAGAGGCTGGTCCTGTATTACCTTTACCAGATAAATTAGTATACCCATCACTCTTATCATCCAAGTGTATTATCTCAATTGTGTTTCTATATTCTTTTGGATATGCAAAAACATTCACTGGTAGATTTTTAGTAACACCAATAGGGTTATCAAAGCTGTTGAAGTTATAAACACTTTGTAACCATCTATGAAAAAATCTTAGTACATTACCATCAACATCATTAAAGAAAGACATTGAAATATCATTGAAAGATGCTCCATGAGGTCTTTTTTCAACGTTACCAAAACCTGACATCTTAACATCATCAGAAGTTAAAGCAATCCCAGGCAACTGTGCCGACTCGCAGAAAAATACAAAATCTTCTTTAAGAGCACCATCCACAGAAGGTGGGGGCTGCATTCTAACTATAAATTTTGATGCCTTACTAATTCCACCATTGGAACTAATAACAGCAAGCATTTCGTTGATACTAAAGGCCATTGATTAACATTCTCGAATCTTTGAATACTTGGTTCTTTGTTTCTTTTTTAAATCTTTCCAAAGGAAGGAACAATGCAAAGTAGAAATTTAGTTTTTACATGTGAATATAGATATTTCTTTACACAAGGTTTAAAATATTTATAACGTGAAGCTGAATTAAGAAATGAATATGATGCTTTAATCTTTGTAGTTTCATCAAACTTTTGGTTGTTTATCAAAGGATAAAGGTTATCCATCAGTCTTGCTCTAAAGATGTGTGGGATATAATGAAGGTTCATTGCTAAAAACCCATCACCCTCATCTTTGAATGGAAAGATTAAAGGAAAAGTATCATAATAAGGAAGATCTTCCTTATGCTTAGGATCATATCCAAACAAATACATGAACCCAGGTTTAATTTGAGTTTTGTTTAAATGAGGATTTCCGTATATTATTTTGGAAGGTGTGACAGATTTCACTTCCTTGGCTTTTTCTCTATACCAATCTCGTGAATCAAAATTACTAGGTTTTTTAACACCTGTTCTCGTATCGTCTAATATTTGTGTAAATATTGGCATTTTTAAAACTTATCCAGACCTAGTTCTTTTTCCGTTAGTATCTTAAATTGCCACTTTCTATCTGAGCAGTATTGCTCAGCAGCTCTCCATTTAGCTGTATTGACACCAAACGTCTTTAACTCTGTAATATACCTTCTAGTGACTTTTTCTTTTTTAGCAGGCATACGAGTTTGGATATCTGGTTTTATCTCTATTATCATAGTATTTATGGTGCCATCAGAATTCTTGGTTCGAACCCAAAAATCAGGAAAGTACCTATGTATTTTTTTATCAACAGGACTAAAGTAAGGAATTATTATTTCTTCGGATGCCCAATCTGTTACATTGGGATGAGAATCTAAATACCTCATAAACCTCAATTCCCAAAGGCTTCTATAAGTAATACTAGAAATATTGCCTTTATATTTCTGGGGATTGTGAGGTTTAAACTTTCCTTTATACGACATATCTTTTTCACCACATAAATAATACGTATTATTTATAGGAATAAAAATGCCAATTACAAATTTCTCATTTGCCTTTCCAGCCAAAGAGCCTACGTTTTATTGTAGACTTTCTATGAGAGCATATCAAAGACCAAGACCAGGCGCCAGTGTCACTCAAAACCTTGCTGGTGTTATTAGATTGCCTATGCCTACGCAACTAACAGATGATTATAATATTAGAGTAAATGAAACAAAATTTGGATTGCTTGGCAATATCAATAACTATCAAGATACATTAGCTGCAGGTAAGACTGCAGCAGAAGCAGCCACAAAAGAACTTAATTCAGGAGGATCAATTAATTCTCTTGTTGGTTCAATTGCTTTGCAGGCAGCTGCAACTCTACCAGGTCTTTCTGATACCCTTCCAGGTCAATTGGCACAACAACAAGCAGGCATGGTTAGGAATCCCCATCTTTCTACTGTGTTTGAAGGTGTTAATTTAAAAACATATTCATTCACATGGAGACTTTCACCTTCTAGTCAAGAAGAAGCATCACTAATCAATTCAATGATTACCAGTATTAAAGCATATATGCATCCTAAAATTATTGGTGGTGGGTTTGCTTTGGAGTATCCTTATCTGGCTAATCTTGATTTTGAAGTAGGAGATGTTTCATTTTCACAATTACCTAAAGTCAGAGATTCTTTTATAACAAAACTTGATGTTAATACTTCTGGTGGTGGCTCTCTTGCATTTTTTAGAGATGGCAATCCCGTTTCCATTGAGATGACTTTAGGATTCCAAGAAATAGATATTCTCACAAGAGATGATTTTATTGATTCGTCTGTAAGAGGCCGTTAATGTCCATATTTAATTTATATCCTTATATCAACTACAACAATCAAAAAGCTACTTATATTTTAGGTAAAGCTGAGCTTATCCAGCAATACTTAACAAACTACAATAACTTTTTTTCATATACAATTGTTGATGGTGATAGACCAGATACTGTAGCATATAATGAATATGGTGATTCATCATTAGATT